TAATAGAAAACTAGAGGAACAAGCCAAGTTAGCAGAAAGAGCTGCAGGAAACCTAAAAGGGTTGACCGCTGCATTCGATTCTATAGATAAGTCTATTAAAGGTATGCTAAAGTCCACAATCCCAGACACCCCTTTCACTAAGGTAGCGGAAGAGTACTCAGCTTTAGTTGTATTATTAGGTAAAGAAGACATTTCTATAAGCAACAAAATACTGAGCATATTTGAGAAGGGTAGATTTGAGCAAGCAGGAGTACCTGCAGACTTAAAGACTAGGTATACAAATTGGATAGATAGTCTGAAGTTAGCCAAGAAATCCTTATCTAAGCTTAAACTAGGCGAGGGTACAGATGCTGAGATAAAGCATACAGAGTCTCTTATTAGAACCGCAGAGTCCGAGATCGCTAAATTAGCGGGCACTATCCGTAATAAATTACTAAAAACACACGACATTACTGGGCTCGAAGGAATAGTTCCCAAGTTGTTCGGGGGGAACCTGACCAAGATAAATGACCAGGCCATAGCTCTAGCCACGACTATTAGAGGTATTAAATCCTTATCTAGTAAACTAAGTAAGGCAGATGATGGTATATTTGCAGCTGAGATAGCCTCATACGAGGCAGCCATTTTAGGTAAGGAACAGTTAGCGAGCCTGCTGACAAAGAGAGACTTAGATAATAAAACCCCTACTCTTAGTACTCCCGAGCGCGAGGACTTAGAGGCGCAAATTGCGGCAGTAGTAGCTAAGCAGTTTGAATTAATGCGAGTAAGTGACAAAGTCGCTGAGCAGATGCATAAGCAGTCTGGATCTGTATACTTGCTATCTGCTAGACTTAAAAACTTAAAGAACGATCTTCAGTTAAGTAACTCAGAGTGGTTTAAGTTTAAAGCCGCAAAGATAGATACAGCATTCAGCTCCCTTAGAAAGCAATTAGACCCTCTAGAGGGTGAGTACATGCTAATATCCGAAGCAGTTGACGTATTTAACCTAAAATTAGGCAAAGGGTCCGAAGAGGCAGATGCCGCAATCCAGAAGTACGTTAAGTTAAACAGTACTATAGGCAAGCTGCAGACTACTATGAAGGCCCAAGAGTTCACAGAGTCCCAAGCAGGGGATAAAGCATATGCGGACTTTGTATTAGCTAGTACCGGTGCAGAGAATAATTCTGTATTCTTCAAGTTAGAGCAGTTAAAAGAGTCTCTTAAAAGGGAGAGAGCTGCTAAAGTTGAGTCTCTTACAGCTTCCGGGCACACGGAAGAGTTTGCAGCCTTAGCCGCAGAGAATATGCTAAAGGCTCACAAAAAGATTACCAAAGAGGCGGAAAAGCGTTTCAAACTAGAACGTAAGACAGCTAAAGTTAATAGCATTAATACCCGCAGAAAGGCTATAGCGGAAGAGAGAGTAAATTTAGGAATGCAGGCAGAGCACTGGAAGGAGTCCTCCACATTACTAGAGCTTAGACAGGCCACTGCAAAAATCGAAAGAGACTACGCCGAAGAAGGATTAGACTTTAAAAAGCAAGAGTTACTACAAGACGAGATTATGCTTGCATACTCTAAGCTAGAGTTTGAGCTGTTTGAAGCAAAGAGAGATGAGGCGATAGCTGCCTTCGAGAGCATGGCAGAAGCGTACACAGGTGTAGCGTCCACTATTTCAACAGGTATTGGGGATGCAGTATCCAATTATCTCATGGACAATGACGAGGACCAAGACTGGAGACAGATTATATCCCAGTCCCTTGCGGATTCTGCAGGCGGACTAGTTTCTAATATTGTAGACGAGCAACTAACAGGTAGAAAAGGCTTTATAGCTAATTTGATACCTGAAGGGGACTTTAAAACTGCTATATTCGGAGCCGAGGATCCTTCAGTACAACTAGGTAAAGACATGAACAGCCTTGCCAAGATGGCAGAAGGCGCCGGCTTAAAAGTACGTATAGTAGAAGGAGCCTCCGCTGTTACGAAGACCGACGCAATAAAAGACGGGTGGGAATGGTTAAAAGATAAGGTTAAAGGTAACTCTTCCCGTATGAGCGAGGAGTATTTTATAAACAACAGTACTGCAGAGGCTGGAAAGTTCATAAATCACGCTACTGATGCAATCACTCCCGAGAACATGGCAAGGTATATAGAGGGCCTAGAAAAGGAGCAGAAACTTAAGTCAGAAATCGCAAAGCTCAAAAAAGACTTTAATGCTAATCAGTTTAAGATTAAACCAGTGCACCGTTCTACAGACACTAGTTTACGTTATAACAAACAATTAAAATACTTCCAACACCCTGAGTCCGTGCAAGACGCGCAGAACTGGAAGACAAAAGACGCATTTAAAGACATTAAACCTTTAAGCGGTGTACAGCAGAAGTTACCGTTTACGGGGCCTGGAATACCTACTAATAGTGCTGCCAGTTTTAAGTTACTCCCTATATTAGAAAGACTTAGCGGGGCAATTACAGGGATATGGCCCAGTCCTCTAACTGTAGACCCTATGGCCAAACCATACACACCGCCAACAGATCCTAATCTACCTTTAGGGAACTACGGACCAACTGCTTCAGAATTAAACGATGGAAACGTTTTAGAAATGTTCTGGAACATGGGGTTGAGAATAGGTGAGAAGGTCAACGAAGCCCTAGGGTTAACAGACCCTACAGGTGCTGTGGATAAAATGAAAGTCCCGCAGACCTTCGAATATGCGGATCCATACTCCGTAGACGCTAATAGCCTTATTGGTCAGAAGCTAGAGAGTATTGTTCTACGTACTCCAACATTAGAACTACAGAACGCAGCGCTAACTGCAGCTATAGATGCTTCGAACGGAAAAGAGGGGTCTACTAAAGTGGAAGTTGTCAACTCTGCAGATATTAAGTCAGAGGCTATTGGAGCTTCGGGAGTGCCTATCCCTACTACTAGTATTACAGGAGACGCTACTACAAATAAACTAAGTACAGACCTTAGAGCTAGTATGGCAGCTAACTTAAACTCCCAGATACAGAATGATAACTTAAATGCTAAAGCACTTATTACTAATTCCTTATCTACGGTAGGTACTAATCTTATGAGCGGTGCAATAAATAGTTTTTTTGGGTTCGCTAATGGTGGTGTAGCTAAGGGGGGTTTCAGAGCATTTGCAAACGGCGGTACAGTTAAACAACCTACGCTAGGACTAGTTGGCGAAGGTAAGTACAACGAAGCGGTAGTTCCACTACCTGATGGCAAGTCTATTCCAGTAATTGGGGCAGGCGGAAATAGTGGAGACAACAACGTTACTGTTAATGTTACAGTAGATAGCAATGGAAACGCTAAGTCCGATACTCAAAGTGGTATGGACGGAGATCAAGCTAAGCAATTAGGATACATGGTATCTCAAGCAGTACAGCAAGAGTTAATGCAACAACAACGACCTGGAGGACTACTTAGTAGTTACTAATAATGGAAAATTTTAACTTAGACGTAAATGTAAGCCCAGACAGAGGACTAAAAACCTCTAGTAAACCCAGAGTTCTTACAGCTACTTACGGAGATGGATATGAGCAGCGAGTAGCTGCAGGTATTAATAATGTTCCCGAAGTATGGGAACTAACGTGGAAGAACAGAACTTCGGCAGAGTCTAACAAGATAATCAAATTCTTAGAGGAACACGGAGGAGTAACTCCTTTTGATTGGTACCCTACGGGGTATGACATATCTAGCACGGCTACCAGCGCTGACACTAAAAAGTTGATAGATACTAGTCAGTATTTTACTGCTAGATACTTAAATACTACAGTTACAGACTCACTAGGAAATACGGCGATAGTAACTGCAGTAGATAGTGCCACAGAATTGTCTCTATCTATAGACATTATGTTAGAAGCAGAAACGTATACAATATACCCGTACAAGAAGTACAAATGTGATAAATGGAGTTCCCAGGAAGTTCTCAGCGGTATTAGAACTGTTTCAGCAACCTTTACTAAAGTATTTGAGCCTTAATTATGAGTGATAAAATTACCCAAGATATACACGGATTTGAACCTGGAGCAGTTATTGAGCTATTTGAGCTTGATCTGTCTACAGGTTCAGCATCCTCCACAGAACCTGTCTTTAGATGGCACTCTGGTATAAATGAAAATATGCAAGAAATTGTGTGGCAGGGTAACAGGTATGCCGCCTTTCCTATTGAAGCAGACGGTTTTGAGTTTTCTGGAAAGGGAGCAATTCCTAGACCTACTTTAACTGTTGCTAACATTACATCTATGCTCACGCAAGTTATTAATAGCTATGACGACTTAGTAGGATCAAAAGTAACTAGGAAGAAAACTTTTGCTAAGTACTTAGATTCATACTGCTACACAGATGGGTACCCTGTCGCAGGAGTATGTACTTTAGAAAGCGGTGGAGACCCTAGCCTTAGTAAGTCTGATTGCTTAGATCCAACTAAAAATGGGGGTGCTGTAGTTCCGGGAGTTACTACAGGTGTTGCTACTAATAAATTGATAGATAGCTCACAGAGCTTCACTACAGGGTATATAGGTGGGACTGTAACGGATTCAACTTCTAATACAGCTCTAGTATTAGGAGTTGTTAGCCCTACTGAATTAACATTAGATACTGATATACTAGTTAGTGGGGAGTCTTACACTATTACAGGCAACATACCGGGTACTTGGACAGTATATAACCCAGCTACTTGTGAAGCTGCAACGGGGCCAGGCATATGGTATGCATCAGCCTCGGCCGATGATACTGCACACTTCTCTGATGAGATCTGGTACATAGATAGGAAGGCCGTTGAGACTCGTACTCATATTCAGTTTGAGCTAACTGCGGCACATGACATTCAGGGAGTGAAACTTCCGGCACGTACTGTAACCGCTAACTCTTGTGCATGGAGATATAAGGGTGTAGAGTGTGGATACTCTGGAGATATTATTTTAAAAGCAGGCAATTTCGAAGGGACCACCACTGTAGTAGCGGGAGTACTAACCTCTGTAAGTATAGACAGCGCCGGCACAAACTATACAGTAGCTCCTACTGTAAACATTCTTACAGACTCGGATGCTGTAGGTTCTGGAGCTACTGCTACAGCTACAATAGCTAGCGGATCCGTCAGCACTATAACGATTACTTCTGGAGGTTCTGGGTACGGTAAATGCTCGGACACTTCTTACACAACATCGGCGACTTGTGTGTCAGCAGGCGGAACTTGGGATGATACTCACCCTCCTCAGATTTTTATGGTAGGAGGGGGAGTTACTACGATACCTGACCAATTCTGGGATATAAATAATAACACTGTAGCCTCTTCGGACTTAGATGTATGCTCGAAGACTTTTAACTCTTGCGAGTTGAGGTTCCCTGAATCGGTAGAAAGCCCTTTCGGAGGATTCCCAGGAGCAGGAATTAACATGGGATGATTGAAAGAACCTTAGAAGATTTTAGAAAACATACTGAAGCTGAGTACCCTAAAGAGGCTTGTGGCTTCATCGTTGGGGTGGGTAAAAAAGAGAGGTACTTCCCTGCTAATAATATAGCCGAATTAGCCGACAAGTACTTTATTATTGACCCCGTTAGTTATGCAGAAGCAGAAGACATGGGTACCATACTAGGTATCTGCCACTCTCACCCTAACGAGGGATGCAACCCCTCTGAGGCGGATAGAGTAACCTGTGAAACTACTAATAAACCTTGGCACATTTTAAGTTGGCCAGGTAACATGTTATACAGCTGGGAGCCCGAAGGGTATGAAGCCCCTTTAGTAGGTAGAACGTTCAGTTATGGTACCTTAGATTGTTGTACCTTAATGAGAGATTATTTCAAAAAAGAATTAAATATCGAATTCGATTGTGACAGTGGTCAAGATGGCTGGTGGGATAAAGGAGAGAATAGATACTTAGAGAACTACGAGAATCAGGGTTTTGTACGTATACTTGATGAAACTGATGTAAGAAAATATGATGTATTTTTAATAAAATTAGTTTCACCGGTACCAAACCATGCCGCAGTTTTCATCGGAGACGATAAAATACTACATCACGTATACGGTAGACTATCCAATAGGGAACTTTACGGAGGGTATTGGAGAAAGCATACCACGCACCACTTAAGGCACAAATCATTATGTTAAAATCAGTTAAATTATATGGGGAGTTAGCAGAAAAGTATGGCAAAGACTGGTCTCTAGACGTAGAGTCCCCTCGGGAGGCTTTCCAAGCCTTAGCTGTTAATAACCCAGGGTTCCTACAATTTATCAGTACTTCGGAACAGAGAGGGGTGGGGTACACTGTAAAGGTAGGTAAATCTTACTTACAAGGGAGAGGGGAAGAACTAGCCAACCCTGTAGGTAGACAGGAGATTAAGATAATACCTATAATACTTGGAGCTAAGAATCAAGGGTTAATGATGGTGTTGGTAGGCGCCGCTATTATATTTGCCCCCTATCTTATAACGTCTATGCAGTATGGCACAGCTTTAATGGGGGAGCAAACAGCTATGTTAGTAGCCCAAGGAGGGTCAGGAGGCGCTTTAATGGGAGGGCTAACTAGTGGTATAGCATCTAAGTTCGGAGCCGCCTTAGTACTAGGAGGCATTGCCTCTATGATGGCACCTACCCCTTCCCCTCTTGCGGGAGAGAAAGCACAGAATTACGCATTTAATGGTGCGGCAAATACTACCCGTCAGGGGGTTGCTATACCTGTATGCTATGGACAATTAATGGTAGGCGGGGCAGTTATTAGCTCTGGAATCTCACCAGAAGACTACGTACCGGAACCGGAGAGCGATGATGAATGAGAAAGATTGGATAAGAGGCGCTGGAGGCGGCGGTAAAGGCGGAGG